TGCGTTTAAAAAGTCTATTGATGAACGTAAAAATGATATTTACTTTCTTAATCAACATAACTGGTCGCAACCACACGGTAAGTTTAGCGTATTAACTGAAGATAGTAAAGGGTTGTACTTTGAAAGTGAGCCTTTAATAGATACTTCTTATAGTTCAGATACATTAAAATTGTATGAAGCAGGAATAGTAAAAGAACATTCTATTGGATTTCAAACAATACTAAGTGATTACGATACTAAAGCAAGTGCAAGGATTATAAAAGAAGTTAAGTTATTTGAAGGATCAAATGTTACATTAGGTGCAAATCCAGAAACCCCATTTACAGGTTTTAAATCACTTACATTAAAAGAAGTAAACAACCAACATAAATTAATCTTAAAAGCATTCAGAAATGGAACTTTTACAGATGATACATTTAGTTTGTTAGAGATTGCATTGAAGCAATTACAGAAACAAGCATACGAATTAGGAAAAAAATCACTCGATAACAAAGAGCCGTTAATTGTTAACACTCCATTAGAAGTTGAGCCGATAAGTATAATAGAAACAATTAAGAATTTTAACAAAACATTAAAATAATGGAGATTAAAGAATTACAAGCCGAATTAAAAAATATGGCTGATAGTTTAGAGGGAAAATCTAAACAAGAGATTAACGATGCTTTAGAATCATTTGAAGTAAAGCATAAAGAGGTTATTGATAATCAAGTAAAAGAAGTGAAAGATGAGTTTGAAGCTAAGTTAAAAGAGGTTCAAGACCACGCAAATACTTTAGATGTAAAATTGCAAGAGAAAAGCAAAAAAGAATCAAGAAGTGTTGACAATGTAAAAGCTATGATTGTTGATGGTTATGAAACTATTAAGAATGTAGTAAAAAGCAATAAGGTTTACTTAGAAAGTAAAGCTGTTGGAAATATGACACTTACTGCATCATTGACTGGTGACCAACCAAGAACGTTCAGCGATGTTGTTGCAACTATTCCAGACCAAATATTAAACTTCTCTGATTTAGTAGGAGTTATTAATATCGGTAATGGTACTTACACATTCCCAAGAAGAACAACTTCAGAGGGTGCTGCTGCAACACAAACAGAGGGTGCTGATAAAGGACAATTAGATTACGATCTTTCAATGATTGATGTAAATACTGATTTCATTGCTGGTTTCTGTGTTTATTCTCGTAAAATGGCGAACAACTTACCTTTCTTAGAAAGTTTCTTACCAGGAGAGTTAAGACGTTCTTACTTTGATGGAGAAAATTCAGTATTCAATACTGCATTAGCTGCTGCTGCAACTGCATCTGCTCAAGTAATTACAGGTAAAAACAAAATCGAAATGTTGATGAATGAGGTTGCTACTTTAGCAGGTTCTAACTGGTCAACTGATGGTATTGTTGTTTCTCCTGCTGATTACAATAGTATCTTGCAAACACAAGTATCTACTGGTGCTGGTTACGGATTGCCAGGAGTTGTTACTTTAGTAAATGGTAGATTGGCTATTAATGGTATTCCATTATTCCAAGCTAACTTTATGGCTGCAAACAAATACTATGTAGGTAATTGGGCAACTATCAAAAAGGTAGTTACTGAAGGACTTTCTTTACAATTCTCAACAGAAGATGAGGACAACTTCAGAAAGAACAACATTACTGCTCGTATTGAAGCACAAGTTGGTTTAGCAATACACAGACCAGATGCAATCATCTACGGAGATTTCACTGCTGTATAATAATTAAACAATATTTATTTGTTGGTTGATGTTAAAGGGCATACGCTTAATGTGTATGCTCTTTTTCTTTAAATTATATTTAATTATATTTGTATAAAATAAAAACATAATGGCTTATTTAGACGTAATTACTTTAGCGACTGCTAAAAACTACTTAGGTGTTGATACTTCGATGACCGAAGATGATGCCGATATAACAAGAATGATAAAGGGTGCTTTACGATATGTAGAGGAGTTTACTAACGTATTAGTTTACGCAAGGGATAAAGATTACTTATTCCAAGATTGTGAAGTAAGAGTTTACGACCATCCAATAAATACTTTAAATACACCATCAACTGCAACAGGAACTATTAAACCATTATACACATACTATTCAACAACAGAAAGTACTGATGTTTATTTAAACCTAAATGTTGGTTATACAGATCCAGCAGATGTTCCAGAAGATATAATAGATGTAGCTTTAGAAATGATAGAATTAAACTATTATGGAGAAAAAGAAAGAGGTGCAACAAAGAAAGGTTTAAGTCAATTATCAAAAGAAGTATTACATCAAAATAAAAGATTCTTACTATAATATGAGGGCAAGAAGATTTAGGAAAAGAGTAGAGTTATGGCAGACTGAAAGCTATGAAGATGGATATGGTGGTAATTTAGAACGTGATTATCTAATTACTACAATGTGGGCAAATATATCGACCTTAGACACTAAATCAAACGTTTCATTAGGTAATGATTTAGGAGTAGCAGATAGAAGTAATACAATAGTGATTACATTGCGTAAACGAAGCGATATAACGTACAATTCCGTTAACCAATTCATAAAGTATAGTGTTTATAGGTATGTGATACAAAAACAGCCTATAAACGAGGATTTTAACAACTCTTATGTTACTTTATTAGCTACAAGACAACAAATAGAAGAAGTAAGCGAATTAACACCATTTGATGAATATTTACCTGCTTATACTAACTATGTAAATAGAGCAGTTGAGGATGGTGGATTGGCAACAAGTGATGCGTGTTTATTAGCGTATGTACAAACATTATTTTAATGGCTAAAGGATTAAAGAACATATTAAAATCATTAGAAAAGTTTGGTGATGAGGCAAAGCAAATGGTAGAAGATACTACCATTGCAGTTGCACACGAAATAGAAGCCGATGCAAAGAGATTAGCACCTGTAAAAGATGGGTTTCTTAGAAACCAAATATTTACACAAGAAGTTGATCCGTTGTTTTATGAAATAGTTGCAGGTGCTTATTATAGTGCATATATGGAATTTGGTACAGGTGGGTTGGTAGAAGTGCCAGAAGAAATGAAAGAGATAGCAATACAATTTAAAGGTAAAGGTGTAAAGCAAGTTAATATAACACCACGACCATTTTTATACCCAGCATTTGTAAAAGGTAGAACGCAATACATTGATGATTTACAAGATGTGTTGGATGATTTAACAAAGAAATATAATTGATAAAATGACTAAAAGCCTACCAGATAAGTATATAAGAAAAGCTATTTACAACGCTATTAACAATATTGTTGTAGATGGTAAAACAATAAAATGTTATGATTATAGAGTAACAGGTAGATCAATACCTAACTATTACACTATAATCACAACACAAACAAATCAAGTGATAAAATCTAATAAATGTGAGGATGCTTGGCAAAGTTCGGTTTTAATAGATATTTTTACTAAATATAACGGAACAGGAAACACAGGTAGTCGAGTGTTTGCAGATAACATTTTAGATGCAGTAAAAACAGCAACCGATAACTTAACATTAGACGTGGCAAGTGGTTTAAGTATTGTTTGGCAACATCAATCATTTCCAAATGATTTAGTAAGTTTAACAAATACAGAAAATGTATTTAGAAAGTTTTTGCGGATAGAGTTCTATATAAATTAAACTTATAGTAACAAAAAAGTGTATAAATAAAATTTATTATATTTGTACTTATTAATAATAAAATAAAAATAGAATGTCAGAATTAATTAAAGGGGATGCAGAAATACTAAGCCTATGGGATGGATTAGCTTATGTACCTTTTGCGTGTTTAACTTCAAGCAGTTTAGCTGAAACAAGAAACGTAATAGAATCCCAAACAAAATGTGATCCAGGATTTGTAACAAGAACTGCTGGTAGTTACTCTTATGAAATATCATTTGAGGGCGAATACATTAAACCAGAAGCATCAAAAGAATCTTGGGCTGAACTAAGAGATAAAATAAGATCAGTAGCAAATTCAGTTGTAGAATGGAGTATTACAACTACTTATGCTGATGCAAGTACAGATATTGATTATGGTACTGCTATCTTAACAGACTTATCAAAAGATGCACCTGCTGGTGATGAACTAATTACATTTAGTGGTTCGTTATCTGGAAGTGGAGAAATTGTACAAGTAGCACCGAATCCATAATATAACAACAACAAATGAATAAAATAACGCTAACAATAAATAACGAAGATGTAAATTTTCGTTTTGGTTTGGGATTTTTAGGTAAAGCACTTGAAGAACTAAATTTAAGTATTGATGAATTAGGTAGTAAGCTATCTGTAAATGTTTTTCTATATGCACCTAAATTAATGTACTACTCTTATGAGTATGCAATGATTAGGGATGGTAAAACAGATATAAAAGATTACAATACTTTTGTAGATGATTTAGATGATGATAATAGTTTTGTAAATGGAAATGTAAATAAGTTTTTAGAGGTGTTTACAAATTCATTAACTAAAGATGTACCAAAACAAAAAAAAGGTTCTGATACAAAAAAAAAATAGATTTAGATTGGCAATCTGATGTTATATCGGTTGCGATCGGAGAGTTAAAATGTCCGACCTTGACATACGTTTACGATATGACTTGGTCGGAATTTTGTATAAGGTTACACGCATATCAACGATTGGAGAAAAAAGAATGGTATAAAGTTAGAGCAATAGCATACCAAGTTTATGTTTCTAATTGGCAACACCCTAAAAAGAAACCTGTAAAAATAGACCAATTTATGCAACTTGAAGAAAAAGTTGCACCAACATTAACAGATGCTCAAAAAAAGGCTATAAAAGTAGCACAAGAGCAATATAAAAACAAGATAAGTGGAACAACTTAAAGTAGGTATTGGTGCTGACACTAAAGGGTTAGAAAAAGGATTAAAAGATGCTGAAAAAGCGTTAAGTACTTTTGCAACACGATCTAAACAGATTGAGGCACAATTAAAAAATAACGCTATTGAAAGTTCTAAGTTAGGTGCTGAAATATCAAAGTTAGAATTAGACTACAAAAAAGGTACTATATCTCAAAGTGATTTCGGTAAGGGAATGTTAAAACTTACCAATGCTGAAAAAACACTATCTAACGAATCAAAAGTTTTACGAAACGATTTAGCTAAATTAAATGCAAGTAGTAGAGATTTAGGTACTGGGGGAATGGGTACGCTAAAAAAAGGTACTGCTAATGGTGCTTCTGCTATGACTGCATTTAGTAGAACGGTACAAGATGCACCTTTTGGATTAATGGGGGTTTCGAATAACATTACCAACTTAACCGAACAATTTGGTTATCTAAAGAAAAGTACAGGTAGTACTGGTGGTGCTTTAAAAGCAATGCTAAGAGATTTAAAAGGCTTTGGTGGTATTACTTTAGGAATATCATTGATAACGTCTGCAATGTTAATATTTGGAGATACTTTATTTAAAACTAAAGATAAAGCAAAGCAACTAAAAGAAGAACAAGAAAAACTAACTGAATCTTTAGAGAATTATGTAGATGGATTAGAGTCTGTTGATAAGGCTATGATTAAAGGCTCTCAATCTTCACAAAAAGAAGTTATAAGTCTAAGATTATTAAAAGAACAAGCTGAAGATACAACTCTATCAATGGAAGATAGAATAAGAGCAGTTGATGAGTTGCAAAGAGTTTATCCAAGTTATTTAGGTAATGTATCTAAAGAAAAAATACTAAACGGAGAAGTATCTAAAACGTTTGAAACACTAACTGCAAACATATTAAAAAGAGCAAAGGCTACTGCTGCTTTAAATATGATTGTGAAAAATAGTGAAGAACTTTTAATATTAGAACGTCAAGCAGCCGAAAAGAAAGCAGAAATAACTAAAAAGGCAATACAATTAGAAAATGCAAATGCTTTAGCACAATTAAGAGCAGGTAAAGAAAGAGGTGGAAGTAATTTCTCAGTACAAAGAGCAATCCAATTACAAGGCGAATATAACAAACTAATAAAAGAAGGTGCTAAATTAGAGGGTAAAATACAAGGTATTGAACTTGATAATTTAGATTTAGAAAAAGCTGTAAATGACTTAGGTGGTGCAATTCCTATAAAGCTAACGCCAAAAATAGAGGTAGAACAACCAAGAAAAGAATTAGAATCTTTATATAATGGATTAACAGAAGCTAATATAGTAGGTAGGGAAGCGTTTAATTTATCAAGTATTGAAACACCTTTACAAGTACTTCCACCAGATTTTGATGAACAAGCTGAAATGTTTAAAATAAGATTGGCAGAGTTTAACCAAGCTGTATCTCAAATAATGCAACAAGGTAAGTTTGATACTATTAGTGGTTTTGCAGAAGCTATTGGTGGTGCTTTAGCAAGTGGTGGTAATGTTTTAGAAGCTGCTGGAAATGCGTTGCTTAGTTCATTAGGTGGTATAATGGTACATTATGGTAAACTTATATTAGCTTTTGGTTTAGCAAGTGAGGCACTTAAAACTGCAATGCAAAATCCCTTTGGTGGTGGTATCGCAGCTATTGTTGCTGGTATTGCTTTAATTGCTATTGGAAGTGCTATTAGTAGTTTTGCGAGTAGTACTGCATCAAGTGGTGGTAGTGGCGGATCATCTTCATCTAGTGGTGGTGGTGGCTCTTATTCTGCACCAAATATAGGGAGTGGATATTCTGCACCATCTTCAAGTGGTGGGTATTCTGGAAGTAGTAATGGTGGAACGGTTGTGTTTGAAATTGCAGGTCAAAAATTAGTTGGCGTGTTATCAAATACATTAGCAAGAAATAAAAACTTAGGTGGAACTTTAACAATTACTTAATCAAATAATAAATAAATGGCTTTTAGTTCAATTTACGAATTTGAATATTACGATGACGAGGGTGTATTAAATGAATGCGTGATACAAAAAGAAGATGGTGGTTTTCCAGTAGTACCAACGCAAATAAATGGATATGTTACTTATAGTATGTCTGAAGTTGATAGTGTTGATGAATCAATTAGAGGTGGTGGTTTAACATTAAGCCTTGAAGCATCAACAACACAAACATATAGCGATTTATATTCTGGGAATGAAAAACAATTTTTAGTTTATTATTATCGTGATAGCGTTCTTAAATTAAAAGGATGGTTAATTTCTGATGGTATTTATGAAGATTTTGTAAGTGATAAATGGATTATAGATATTGATGTTACAGATGGTTTATCATTCTTAAAAGATTTAGCTTATGTTGACACAAGTGGTTTACAATACACAGGTAAACAATCACAATTAGAAATAATATCTAATTGCTTACTTAGAACAGGATTAGGACAAAATATAAATACAAACATTGATATTTACTACACTGGTTTAGCTACAACTTTAGATGTATTAGACAATGTATTTTATAATACCGATAGATTTGTAAAAGATGATGGAGAAACTATTATGGATTGTGAAGAAGTATTACGTGATGTATTAGAACCTTACAACGCTCAAATAGTTTCTTGGAATGGCGAATGGTGGATATTTAAAATAAATCAACTTTTTGCAGATGATACACCGACATTTTTCCAATATAATTTTTTAGGTACAAGTTATGGAACAACAACTACTGAAGATTTTAGTTTTGATTTAGGCAGTCAAATAGATAGCTATTATCCACATCATTGTAATTCAAACCAAGTAATATCATACAATAAAAGTATCGGTGCATATCGGATCAATTACAAATATGGTTTAGATTTAAGTTTATTAGAAAATGTATATTTAGCACATTCTGGTGGTACTATTTCAGAATGGACAATAAATTCATCAACAAACCTAACATTAAATACAAGTGGTTATGGTGTAGATTTAGATTTTGATGCAACTGCATCGGTAAAGAATCTAACAAGTAACACGATTGCAGTATTAGCAGATGATTTAATTAACTACAATATAAAGTTTAAAACAACATCATTAACAAAAAACACAACTACTTTATTTTGGGGGAAATTCAATTATAAGGTGGTATTAACAGGTGGTAGTACTTATTACTTTAATCCTTTTGCAGTACCAGCTGAATGGACACTAACAGATACAACTGCTTTTTCATTTGGTGGTGAATTAAATTCTAATACTGAAATATTAGTAGATTTACCTGCTGCACCGATAGCAGGAAATATAACTATTGAAATATGGACACCAGAACAAACGAATGATGAAACAGGTACTTTTTACCTAAACTACATAAGTGTATCACCACAGGGTGAATCTACATCAGATGGATTAAAACAAGGCGAATTTCATACATTCCAAAGGAAAAACAACCCATCAACAAATGTAAAAGATACTAAAACGGTAAATGTAGGCGATCAACCATCAGATCTTTACTATGGTACTATCTATAAAGCTGATGAAACAACACCAACTGAAACGTGGTTTAGAAAGGGTGTTACTGAAGCAAAAGTTATCCTGGAGTTAATGGGAGAGGAAACGATGATGTTGAGCCAAGATACATCAAGAGAGTTTACAGGTGATGTATATGGATTTGTAGAACCATTGTCTATTGTTACGATAAATAATGTAAGTGGTTTATTTATACCATTGTCTTTAGATTATAATTCTAAGACAAATATTACAAACGTAAAACTAAGACAAATCTTTAATGCAACACTTTCAGATTTAGATTACGAATTAACGTATGACTATGGAAACTCGGTTAAACCTACAATAAAGGGTTAAATTAATTTTAATTAAATTTGTATTTATGTTTACAAACGGTGGTTATAGAATTTTATATATAGATAGTGGTGCAGGTTATCTACCTGTTGGATGTTTAACAAGTCATTCATTTAGTGAAGAAAGTGAAACGTTAAACACAACGACAAGAGATAATGTAGGGTGGAATACAGAAGTGCCGACAAATCAAAGTTATAATATATCTTTTGATGGATTGGTTTTAGAAAATTTTTTAAGTAGTACACAACATACATACTACGATTTAAAAAATATAAAAAGAGATAGAACATTAATAGATTGGCGAATTGATGAAGATGAATATGGAAGTGGTTACATTATTAGTTTAAGTGATGAAAATGCTATTGATGAAAATGTTACCTTTACTGCTGAATTAGTAGGTTATGGAAAGCCAATTATACTAATAGATTTCATTTATGATTCGTATGTAGCAAGGTCGTTAGCTGATGGTGGAAGTGGTACAAGTGAATTTTGTTTAAGAAATTATATTAACGAAATATTAATAGATTAGATTATGAGTACATATAGTGATGCGAGTTTAATATTACCAGTTGCACCAGAAAAAAAAGCTGGTAAAATATATTCATTAAAACCAACAGACGGAAGTGGAGACTTTGACTTTACACGAGCAAGCACGGCAACGAGAGTTAATGAAAGCGGGTTGATTGAAAGTGTAGCAAGTGGAGTTCCAAGACTTAACTATCCTTTAATTGACGGTGTTGTAAGTGGATGTCCGAGTTTGTTATTAGAGCCGCAGAGGATTAATTCACTTCCTTATTCGGAGGATTTTAGTAATGCAGCTTGGTTAAAGTTAAATGCAACTGTTTTAGCTAATCAAGTTATTTCTCCTGATGGTACACAAAACGCAGATGAATTACAAGTTACAACTTCAGGAGGTAATATTTATGATAATGTATCTGGTAGTGGAGATGGTGTTTTTAGTGTATTTGCTAAATACAAAGACACGCAATATATAAGATTACGTTCAACAGGTTCTTATGTTTTTTTTGATATAAAAAATGGAAGTGTAGGAGGTACTTTAAATTCTATTGATGCTAAAATAGAAGAATACCCAAATGGTTGGTATAAATGTTCTGTTATAGGAAACAATACAAATTCTTTAGCACAAATTTTTGTTAGTACTGATGGTGTAAATTATGGTTTAGGAAATGTTTATTTATGGGGTGCTGATTTCCAAGCTGGTTCTTTTCCAACCTCATACATACCAACATCAGGAACTACTGCAACTCGTTCAGCAGAAACTTGTAACAATGCAGGAGATGTTAATACTTTTAACGATAGCGAAGGTGTATTGTTTGCAGAGATTAGTGCTTTGGCTAATGATGGAGCAAATAGAAGAATTAGTATTTCAGATGGAAGTACAAGCGATAGAATTGTTTTAGGATATACGGCATCATCAAATCAATTAATTGTTCTTGTTTCTTCTAATTCTGTTTCGGGAGTTGCAAGTATAGTTAATATTGATAATTCATTACAATTTAACAAAATTGCTTTAAAGTATAAATTAAATAATTTTGCTCTTTGGATTAATGGAATAGAAGTTTTAACAGATAACTCATTAAATTCTCCAATAGGATTAAATGATTTAAGTTTTGAGGGAGCAGACAATTTAAACGATTTCTACGGAAACACAAAACAAGTACAATATTTCAATACAGCTTTAACCGACAGCGAACTAGAAACTTTAACCTCTTGGACATCTTTTATAGAAATGGCACAAGCACAAAATTATAATATTATATAATATGGCAAATACTTTAAATTTAGGAAACGGAGACTGGGCAACTAAAGAAAATTCTTTGCTAGGTTACAATTCAGAGAATGGAAACTATAAGCCATTACCTTTTGATTTCACAAGAGCAAGCAATGGTACATTTG